GTTTTCTTCTTGCTGCTGAATAAGCCCATAACCGTGCCTCATTTAGATACAAAAAGAGGGAGCCAAAGCCCCCTCCTCCTTATGCCTGTTGTGATGTGCTGCTATTACAGCGCTGTCGGGGTAATCCCGTCCAGCAAGCGACCAACCGCCTCACCGATAAACTCATCAGACAGTTTGTTTACCCCGGAAACCGGCGTGGTGTCGTCCATGGTTTTACGGACGTTCCAGGTGTCGACCAGCAGCTTGGCAGCCTTTTGTTCCGAGTCCCGGACATAGCCATTGCGCTGTGCTTCATACAGAGCCACCTGTTTACCAACCACACTATCCGGACCAATGGCAGCGCCATCCGTCTGTGCCTGCTCTGTGACCTTCTTCTGGCCTAGCAGTGCAGTCTCAGCGACCGTTTTGAGCTTCTGCTCCATGATCAGGTCGTACTCACCACGCAGCTTGCATTCCTGAGCGGTTAATACCGTGCCCTCAATGACTGCGTTGGCTTCTTGCTGTTCAACCAGGGAAGTCTGTGCATAGGTCTGTAGTTTCTGGGCCTGTAGGTTCGCTGTCTGCTGATCACTCAGCGCGGTCTGGGATTCAATCCCGGCACGCTCAGCAATGGTGTTCTGGATCTGTTCCTGAAGCAGTTGTGCTTCCAGGTCTGAACGTTGCTCTGACAGAATGAACTGCAGAGAGTGGGACATAACAGACTGCAGAGCACCAAGGTAGACCGTGGCATAGTCACCCCCTTTGATACGGCCCTTGGAATACTCGCGCTCTACATGCGCTTCCATGGCTTTCATCAGGTGGTCAAAAATGCCAGTTCCGGTCAGGCTATTCTCACCGTCTGTGAGATCTGAAACTGTAATCGCTGCCATCGGTCTACCTCAGTGTTGCAGAAAAGTTACGCGCTTTTGCCTTGCGCCATGGCTTGACGTTGAGCCAGATCTTTCAGCTCAGACTCTGTCAGCGCGGGCAGAACAGCAATGTTGAACTCGTTGATCTGCTTGCCTTTACGCATCTGACGGCCTTTCTCGTCACGCTCGGTTACGAACACCTGGCACTTGCGGTCATGCAGCACGTTGTAGATGATGCGCGGGACGTGGTATTCCACACCGAACTTCACGAACTTGCGATGGGTACCCACCACACGGTTACCGGCTGTGACGATTTCACCGTCCCACTCGGCTTTGTTCGGGTTCATACAGGTCACCTGGATCCGAACTAGTTCAGCCGCTTCTTTCTGCTTGCGTACCCGGCGTTGGTTTTCAGTCTCACCTTTAGGCGCCTTGGTATCTGCAAACTCACCGCTTACATCAGTGGCGGTTTCTTCGTCATTGGAAGCCTCTTTGTTTTCCAATGCTTCGTTAATCTTTTTCCGCAGGTTCTCAGCGGTAATGTCTTTGCGGTACTTCAGGCCAATGATGTCGGCCTTTGCTTTCAGCTCTGCCAGTTCATCGTACTGGGAGGTATCTTCGCTCATCGTGCTACTCCAAAAGATTCAATAGGAAAGAGAAAAGGGAGGGGCGAACCCCTCCCGATTCATTACATCGGTGCAGCAGTCTTGATCAGACCAATGCGCTCACTACGTTCCAGCAAGAAGCCGTAGTACCACTTGATGGACATGAAGCCAGTCTCACCGTAAGGATCGGTGCGATCCGCGGTTTCTTCACCAGGCTTCTTGTGGGTAATCTTGAACTTCACTGTCTTGCCATCGGTCTGGAAACCAATGGTAGAGAATGAAGAGTCACCAACCACCAGCATCGGGAACACGTCAAACTTAGTGCCGGTGCTGTAGTGAGTTGAGTTACCAGTCGCGTCAGCGCCAGCACCTTCCCACTTCATCATTTCAGGCACCACGATCACGCGGAACCGTGCACAAGCACCGATCTCACCGGTCAGGGTGTTACCAGCGGCTGCGTACTTCTCAACCGGGATAAACGCCTTGTCACCGTGCAGGTCGGTCATGCCTTCCAGCAGGGGCTGCAGCTCGGAACCCACGTACATCACACGGCAAGCCGGGATGGTGCGGGTGTCGATCATGCGAGTACCGGTAATCACCTTGGTGTGCTTCGGTGTGCGGTTGTTGTCCAGGTCGATCTGCAGACGCAGCAGGTCGTCGTAGGTCACTTCGTCAGCAGCATCCACTTCGACGTCAGCCGTCGCGTCGCCACCAAACTTCACAACACCACCGGAGTTCAGCAGGTCGATCTGAAGCAGATCTTCTGTGATCTCGTTGGCACCAGCGAGCATCTCGCGGTTAATGTGCATCATCAGATCAGCGTCAGTGTCGAAGTCCAGGGATTCCTGGGTGTATTCGTCAAAGAAGCCAAACTTGGCGATGGACCCTTCGATTTCCTTACGCTTGAAGCCAACGCGGTTAACGCGGCCACCAGCTTCGGAAAGCACTGGCATCTTGCCCGGGATAGAACCCACGTCTTTGCTGGAACCATAAAGGTTACCGTTAGTAATCGTGGCGCCGCTGGCGTCGATACCCTGGTCGTTGATGTTCGCGTCATCGAGCAGAGGCAAGTAGTGATACTTCTTGATCTTCTTGCCCATGTGCTTCGGTAGGTTGGTCACGTTCGCCAACTGTCCGAAATACTGCTCTTTACGCATCTCGATGAGTGCGCGCTTAATGTAGTGATCAGTACGAATCTGACCGCCGATGTTAGACGGAGAGCCGCCTACCGGATCGTTATAGGATTGAGCCATATACTACCCTCATTACTTTCACTGGAGATTTGAGTCGAACTGCTTCTCAAACTCTTCGTCTGACATACCCAGTGGGCTGTAATCAGTCGGAGCCGTCGAAGCGGGTTTGGTTTTGGTCGAGCTGGCTGCCCGCTTTTTCTCTTTCAACTTGGCATCCGGCTTTTTGCGGCGTGTGCGTCGGGTAACGGGCTTCTCTTCGGGTGGTTTGTTCTGGTCAGTCTTCTCAGACCCCAGATCGTTAAACGCACCTTCTTGAGCCAGCCGATCACCGATCTGCTTATAAGCCTCAATGTCGGAAACACCACTCAACTGACCAAGCGCCTGCAGTCGCCGTACCTCTGTGCTGACCCGTTCGTAAACGCCAGTGGCCATCTGGTCGTTCAGAACCTCCAGTACACGGGGGTTATTAGCAATGACCTGCTTACTAGCGTCATCCCACTTATTACTGACGAGATCCACGGTCTGCTGGTATGTCGGCGTGTCCTGGAGCGAATCCAGCACCTCATCCAGTTCCATTTCACGATCGTCAACATTGTAAGTGTTTGGTCGATAGTCACTTTCTTGATCGGAGTCCAGATCCATTGGATCCACTCCGCTATCCTTCAGCAGCTTCTGGATCGCGCCTTTATCCCCACGGGACAGGTCGATCAGGTGGCTGAGCTTGGATTCTTCATTCAGGCCGTGCTTGTCCAAGAGTTTCACGGTCTTCAAAGACGGCTTTAATGCAGCCATCTTTTTGTTGTAGTTGGCACCCATCTGCATCAAGCGACGAACTTCGTCCGCGTTCTTGACTTGCATCTCATGGCCATTGGCCTTGAAAGGTGCCATCAGTTTTTCGTATTCGGCTTTGTAATCCACCGCGTCATCGGAATCCTTGTCGTCTTCCTGATCGTCAGTGTCTTCGTCCGCCTCGTCATCGAGCTCTTCATCAGAATCCGACTCCGCATCTTCATCGGCGGTGTCATCTTCTTCTGTGTCTTCGTCGTCCGCTTCTTCGGATACGTCCGCCTGACCCTGCGGGTCGGCGTCCTCATCGTCCTCATCGTCATCAGCGTCGGTGTCTTCTGTAACGGCTTCGTCACCGGCTGTTTCGTCGTCGTCGGTGTCACCTTCATCAGTCACGTCGTCAGTTTCGTCTGACGCCTGGGACTCATCACCGGCACCCTCTTCCAACTCGTCAAAGTAGGAAGGGTCCAGATCTGCGAACGCATCGTCTGACATAATCAGAGCGTCCTCTTGGGACGCCTGCTCAGTGGTCGGGTCGTTCAGGCTCATTCTTCAGACTCCTGCTCCAGCTCTGCACGCAACTCTTCGCATTCGTTCAATGCGTCCCGAGCGGCATCTGCTTTCTGCATGATCAAGTCCAGAAACGCCGTAAAGTTTCCGATGCTGTCGATCTGTTTCACGATTCGGGCCTGCATGTGTTCATCCTGCATATTGGAATCTGCTTTCAGATGAACAAGACGTACCGCTTCTTGTTCCAGGTACTCTTTTTCAATGACCTTTTTGAAGTCTTTATTCTTTCTCAACTTCATCAAGGATGATTCAAGATCAATCATCTCTTGCAGGTCTTTCATGTTGGCTTCGATTTCGTGTATTTCGTGCTGGCTCATATAAGTCCCATATCAGTGCTTTGAAGTTAATAGGTTTTGACTTAGAGCGACCTTAAACAAATAAAAATTATTTATCACAACTTTTTTAGTCTTCGGCCGCATTTAAGTATTTGCGAAGTTCTTTTTTACGTTCCGCACCTTCTTTCATTTGGAACTCTTCGCGCTTCATTTCCATTTGAGACTCAGCTTGTTCACCAATCTTTTGCAAATCTCTTGCTTGTGTAACACCGCTCTCTTGTTCAACGTAATCAAGATTCTTTTTATCGGTGTCACTGTTCTTATTTTCAGCCGTTGCACGATCTACTTCTGCCTCTGCATAATTCTCGACAATCTTCGACTCGATCTCTTCAATCTCTTTTTCGAGCTTCATTACTTCGAGTTCTTTAATGCGCTGTTCCATTGGATCAGGCTTGGGTTCATAGTCCTGAAGCTTCTTGGCCAGCTTGTGCATTTTCCGCAGACGGGCCACATCAGACAGGATGATCTTTCGCATACCTGGGTCTTCGTTGGGCCCGAGGGTTTGCAGCATGAACGCCAGTTGCTGGGCCTTGTTGTCGTCTTCTTCGGCGGTGGAAATATCCAACTGCAGGTCGTAGTGACCAGCCAGCTTGTCCCGGTTGATCACGGTGAATTCGTCATCGGTAATGCGAACCACTTCTTCTTCATCCAGGAACTCTGCGTTCATGGACATAATCTTGCGACCGATTTTGCACAGCCCGCTGGACAACCGACGCAGAATGCCCAACTCCCGTTTAGAGGCAGCGTCGAGAGCGCCTCGCACGCCGGCCGCTACATCACCCAATCCCTGGCCAGACACGCCCTGACTGTAGGAACGCACGCCTGTGAGCGACTCAGCCTCTTGATTCTGAGACTGCATCATCAACATGGCCGAATTGGGGATCTCCGGGAAGGTGTGCATGTACATCGCCTGGCGGGGATCAACGTGAGCGTTGTATTCATAGTGCTCACCGTTGCGCCAACGACGGCGGTTTACAGCGTCCAGAGCGTCTTTACGCATACCCATCTGGCCGTTGGCAGAGCGACCCATAATGTCGATCATGCCGCGCAGAGTGGCACCCATCACTTTCTGATTGTCGTCCAGCAGCGCACCGTCCGGTTCACCGTGAATGGATCGACGCTTTGGTAGGTAAGGGACAGTAACGAAAGGTATTTTCTTGTCGGGGAATGGGTTCTCTTCCATCCGGATCAGAGTGTCGCCTACCCATGCAGCTACAATAGGATTAACAACACCAGAACCATCAATATCCCAATATCCCCAGTATTCATAAACGACAACCTTCTTACGGGCTTCGTCAGAAAAAGTGAAATTTGTAGAATTTTCCGTTCCATGATCAGGCTCCGCGAGCGGTGAACTGTTGTTGACGTTGATTTGCTTCAGGTTGGAATACTTCGGGTCTTTCTCCAGCTCTGCCATCGAAGATTCAAAATTGAAAACCACAAAGCTGGCTTTGTCGATATTGCCTTTACAGGTGGGATCAATAATGACGTTGCGGTAGTCGCACACTTCAACCGTTGGGCGGTTGATCAATGTCCGGGATTTCATCTGCGTTTCGCCTTCGATCATTACCGGGACGTGGGGTATCCCTGTTTCTTTGGTAATGTCGTGCGCGTCACGCAACTCTTCTGGCACCTCGGCGTAATACTCGGCCGGGTTGCGCCCGTAGATCTCAGCAATCTCCTGGTGGAGCTGCATCGACTCGGGCGCTTCTTCAAACTCAAAGACTGGCGCTTCGTATTCTTCTTCGTCGAACTCCCATCCGACCTTACAGATGATCGTGCCTTCGTCGACACCGGTGCGGATGTACTCATCAATAAACGCGACTTTATCAATGTCGAAATTAAATTGACTGTTCAAAACCGTTTGGTTTTGAATAGCCCCTTCTTTATCGGCCCAAGTCACAGGCTTGGCGGTAAATAAATCGTCGGTACTTAAAAATGGTTCCGACAATGCGGCGTAACGCCATTCCGCTTGTTTGCGGATAAGTTTGGGAACCATACGTGAACGGCCCTTTGGGGCATTCACTTTGGCTGACCCTGTGACATACAGATTATCGAGATACTCGTTAACCCTACTTATCTGATCCTGATGATCAGTATGGGCTTCTGTAATGTCTTTCTTTAAATCGCGAACGGAGGGTTCTTGTTTCCATTTCGTAAGCGGTTTATTGGTTGCGTCCATATCAAGACTTTGTTCAGTTTGTTCCATAAGTCTTTAACCCCGGTCATGTATAATTGAATACATGGTATTTAAATAAAATCAGGAGTGCAGGAATGAATATCAAACCAACCCACAAAGACTTTATTTGCCCCACCCGTGGTACCGATAAATCCGGTGCATACGACTTATTTATGCCTGAAGCGGGTTATATCGAACCTCAAGCCGATGCAGGTAAGATGATTGGTTTAGGTTTTGCCGCGGCTATTCCGGAAGGGTATGTCGCCAAGATCTATCCAAGATCCGGTAAAGGCGTGAAAAACGGACTGGCCCTTAACAACACGGTCGGCATTATTGATGCTGACTACCGTGGTGAATGGATGGCGTGTCTGCGAATCCATAACGGTGTGGGTCTGTCCTGGGAAGCCGGCGAACGCTTGCTTCAATACGTCATTGTCAAAGCTGAGCAGTTTGATCCCGTTGTCGTTGACACGCTCGATGACACGGAACGCGGTGACGGCGGGTTTGGGAGCACAGGCGTATGAGCTTCAAGAACTATCACAGTAATCCCGTAACCCGTCAGACGCATGAAATACAAAAAGGCAATGTCATCACATCACTCGCTTTTGGCGACTTTGAGACTGTTGTAGATGGTAAACCGGTAGTCTTTACGGCAAACATTGAAGGGTACCGGGTGCGTGGTTCAGGTCACGACCCAACAGCGTAATGATGATGGATCATACTTAGTAGCCGAGGCCCTGACGTACGTACCTGGTGCAACGATCGCTAACGACAAGAAC